TTCAGTTGGTGTTTCTTTTTCTAAAGCTCTTACCGGTGTAACTGCATCTGGGTTGGTTGGTGATCTAACGGAATCAAACAATCCTACTGAAGATGGTGTTGTAGCTGTCGGTCAAGTTGGTACCCCCACTGCAAATATCACAATTTCTCTTTTCGGTGTATCTGCTTCTGGTGCTGTCGGTAATGTAGCTTTTACTATACCTGCTCCTATTACGGGAGTACAAGCTAGTGGACAAACGGGGTCAGCTAGCGTTACAATTACAGTTAGTTTGTCCGGGGTTTCATCTGCTGGAGATGTAGGTAATGTAATAGTTGGGCATGGCCCCACTTTATCAGGTGTAAGTGCTTCCGGGGCAGTTCAGTCTTTAACAGTAGTACGTAGCGAAGCGCTAACAGGTGTAAATTCCACAGGTGCTATTCAAAGTTTCCCTAACGTAATTTCTTTTAGCGGAGTTGGTGCTTCGGGTAATGTTGGTACTCTTGGTGTGTTGTACTGGAGCCTTATTCCCACAGATGAAAATGCTAATTGGACAATCATTAACTCAGATGAAAACGCCCAGTGGCAATTGGTAGAAACGGAGTAACGAATGGCAAGCACATATTCAAACTTAAAATTTGAACTTATTGGCACGGGTGACCAGTCTGGCACTTGGGGAACAACAACAAACACCAACTTAGGTACAGCCATTGAACAAGCCTTAGTTGGCATGGCTACAATAAGTAGCGGATTTACTGGATCTCCTTTAACTTTAACGCTGACGCTTACTGATACAAATGCTGCTCAAAACGCACGAGCTTTGTGTCTTAATTTGACCCAATCGTTGGCTAGTGCTGGGACGTTAAATGTGCCAGCCATTCAAAAACCTTACATGATTATTAACGCCACGGGGCAAACCGTGACGGTTAAAGTTACTGGGCTGACGGGTGTTGCTGTACCCACGGGAACAAGAACATTTTTGTATAACAATGGTACAGATGTTGGTGATTTTGTAAATTATCTTTCTTCATTAACATTAGGCACAGACCTAGCCGTTGCTGACGGTGGTACAGGATCTTCTACAGCAAGTGGGGCGCGAACTAATCTTGGTGCAACAACTGTTGGCGGGAATTTATTTACTCTTGCTAATCCTTCTGCAATAACATTTCTTAGAGTAAATGCAGATAACACAGTTTCTGCACTTTCAGCTCCTTGTTTTCGTACAGCGATTGGTGCAGGTACGGGCGGGGGTTCAGTCACCAGCGTAGCGACTTCAGGCACTATTAATTGCGTAACTCTTACTGGTGGCCCAATCACAAGTTCCGGGACGATTACGCTTGGTGGCGGGGTTAACGTATCAACGATTAGTACGGGTACGCTTCCCGTTGCTCGTGGCGGTACAGGTTTATCATGTGTAGGTAGTTCTGGAAACGTCTTAACCTCCAATGGTACGGCATGGGTGTCCCAAGCTGCTGGTGGTGGCGCAAACATCCAATCGTTTCCTGCTACTGGAACTTATACAAAGCCTCCCGGCGCTAAGTTTGTTTATGTAGAAATGTGGAGTGGTGCCAGTGGTGGTGATGGAGGAAATATTCCGGGTTCTGGTAGACCTGCTGGAGGGCGGGGCGGATCTTATGTATATAAAATGTTTGCGGCTCCTGAAGTAGGTTCAACTGAAACAGTCACTGTAGGCGCGGGCGGTGCGGGCGGCGCGGGAAATCCTCTATCGAATCCTTTTTTTACGCCGTTTAATACTACAGGAGGAGCCGGTGGCAATACAAACTTTGGGACTTTGTTATATGCTTATGGCGGGACTTGTAATTTTAATCCCTATCCAACACCGCCATCGACACCGACTCCGGGCGCAGGCTACTTTTCTCTTTTTACAAATTCCGCAAGTTCGGCTTATAAAATAGGTGTTTATGCCGGTGGTGAAGGAACCCAGCCTAATGTACACGGTGGGGTATCTATGTTTGGTGGCGGAGGAGGGGGGGTGGGCGGTATAACCGCCTCTAGTACACCCGAATATCCAAATACATCAGGCGGTAGTGGTGGTAGAGGTCGATCTTTTGGGGTTTCATCCTCTTCAAATCAATCACGTTATTATAATACAACGCCACCTGGAGGACCGGGGTTTTTTAACTTTACGTACTTAGGCGGTGGTGGGGCCGGTGCTGTGGCTTGGCCCACCCCTGGAGGTGGCACAGCAGGTAACAGTTTTAATGGGGGTGGTGGAGGTAAAGGAGCATTACAGAGGCAATCTTGTTGTTTTCCTTTTCCTGCTGGTTGTTATCCAAATACAGCCGGGACTGCTGGAGGCCTTGCTGGTGGAGGCGGTGGGGGCGGTGCGAGGACACCAAATTTATCGCCAGATAATACAGTTGCCGGTGCAGCGGGTGGTGCGGGTGGTAATGGTTACGCTGTTGTATACACTTGGTAGGTGAAATGATGGAAATCAATAAATATTACGTTATTGACGAAAATAATTATGTTCATAACGTGGTGCTATACAACGAAGCTGAAGCACAACGCTTACGGCTTAAAAGATACCCAATCTATTCATCGTTAGGTCTTGTAGATATAGGATGGACTTATCTTCCTGCGGAAGACACATTTTTGCCACCGCCAAGGAATATTTTGGCAGAGTGGGCAATGGTGCGAGAAAAAAGAAATAATTATCTTGTTGAATCGGACTTTTATATTATGGCAGATAGATGGGCAACGTACACACAAGATGAGCAACAAGCGTGGGTGACATACCGTAAAAAACTACGAGATATACCTCAAGATTTTGTAGATCCAAAAGAAGTGGTTTGGCCGCAGAAGCCGATTGTCGAATCCATGACTTTACACACACCGTATGAGCCAATTGATCCGGCTGTGTAATGAACAAAAGCACCCCGAAAGTGTTTATTGCCACACCTATGTATGGTGGCGCTTGTTTTGCCCCTTATGTTAAAGGATTATTAGACGCAACGTCGGTTTTGCATAGTCATGGGTACTCGGTACTCTTTAGTGCTCTTGTAAATGAAAGTCTCATTCCAAGAGCAAGGAATGAACTTGTAAGGCAGTTTTTGCTTACCGACGCAGAGTACATGCTATTCGTAGACGCAGACATAGAATTTAGTGGGGAAGATGTATTAAAGCTTATCAAGTCTGACAAAGAATTAATCTGTGGCTTGTACCCCAAAAAATTTATAGATTGGAAACGTCTTAATATCTTAGCCAAGCAGGGGTATACAGAGCTACAAAACTATGCAGCATCGTATGTGGTAAATTGTCTAGATCCAAACACATACAACCCCGTAATTGACGACCCAATCGTAGAAATTAAACATGGCGGCACGGGGTTCATGCTCATTAAAAGAAGCGTTTTTATTAAACTTACACCTTTTGTAAGGGCATATAGGGTGTCAACTTTTACAGATGACATTCCCTACGTTAAAGAGTTTTTCTCTACAAAAATAGAAGATGGCACGAATTACTTTATGTCAGAAGACTACTATTTTTGTGATTTGTGGCGTCAACACGGTGGTAAAGTGCATGCAGACTTAAGCATAAAACTTTCTCATTTAGGGACGCACTTATTTACAGGTGATTTATTTTTAGGCGGGGCAAACGGGTCTGCTTCTAATAACTAACAATATGGGATTAAATATGTGGCGTTTAGAAAATGGTCAAGACTTGGTAGAAACATGGGCATATATACCAAATGCGTTAACAAAAGATCAGTGTGAAAAAATAATTCAGTTAGGAGAATCTTTATTGCCAGAAACTGCGAGTACATTTGGAGGCGTTTGTCCAGATATACGTACAAGTAAGGTGTCATGGATACAGCCTTCTTCAAACTCTGAATGGCTTTTCCGCCATATGACGGATATAGTCATGGGATTAAATAGTAAATTTTTCAAATTTGATTTGGATGGGTTTGCTGAAGGTCTTCAATTTACTAAATACGAAGCTCCTGCTGGTAAGTATGAGGCACATATAGATAAGGCATATGGCGCAAGTATAAGAAAACTATCCGTTGTTCTACAGCTTTCGGACACTGCGGATTATGAAGGTGGAGAGTTGTGTATTCAGATAGGTGAAACGCCGCAACCTATGAAAAAAGAACAAGGATTTTTAGTAGCCTTTCCAAGTTACGTACTGCATGGCGTACAGCCTGTTACAAAAGGTACACGATATAGTTTAGTTGCATGGATTACAGGACCAGCATTTAAATGAACATGTTTACGCCCAAAGAAATTTTTGCCCAACAAGGCTACGCGCTGGTCAAAGGATTTATCTCTAAAGACCTTGCAAAGTTTTTGTACGACTACCTTCTTGTCACTACCCGCGCAGCACAATTAAATGGTGGGTCAAGAGATGATGAACAAGTTGCTGGGGCATTAAGCGCAGTGCATGGCGATCCCGGATTTGAAGCTTTGCTTTGGAACGTACATCAGCGCATGGAAGAATGTACAGGCTTAGAACTCATACCTACTTATACCTACCGCCGACTCTATAAACACGGCAACATTCTTGCAAAACACACGGATCGGCCTTCATGTGAAGTATCAGCAACCATAAAGCTGTCGGATTCTGGTGGATACAACTGGCCGATTTGGATGGTCGATACGCCTTATGAACTTGAAGATGGTGATGCTGTTATTTATCGCGGATGCGATCTTGAACACTGGCGAGAGCCTTGCGAAGGCCCAGCTAACTACGTGATGGGACAAGTGTTTACGCATTATGTTGACAAAAACGGTCCGCATACGGCCCATGCTTACGATAAAAACCAGCTTAGAGCCAATGTGTTTGAAAGTTTAAAAGGTGGGTTTCTTAAATGCTGACCACGGAATGGTACTTCCCATGCCCTATATACACGGTTGAACGTCCTGATTTTCTAGAGTCAGTCAGCCAAGTATCTGAAGAATCGTTAGCGGTAAGTCGTAAAACCCAACAAGTCAACGACATCCACCCCGTATTGATGAGCGACAATTATTTTGCCGATCCTCGTATTGCTCCTTTTAGTCAATTTATAGCCGATACCGCTTGGAATATTCTTCAAGACCAAGGCTACGCTATGCAGAATTTTCGCACTTCTTTTATGGAGATGTGGACTCAAGAGCATTACAAAGTGTCTGGTATGGAGCAGCACGTTCATGGGTTCGGATCGCAGATTGTCGGGTTTTACTTCTTAGAAGCGCCAGAAGGTTCTTCTCGTGTTGTGTTTCACGACCCTCGTCCGGGGAAAATTCCGCTTAATCTGCCAGAACAAAACGTAAGCCAAGCTACTGTAGCAAGCCAGATGATTAATTTTGAGCCTAAGCCGGGGCTTATGATCTTTTCAAATGCTTGGTTGCCGCATTCGTTCACCCGTCACACAGCAGACAAACCGATCAAGTTTGTTCATTTTAACCTTACCGTACAAGTTGCGCCGCCATCGCCTCCCCCCGCCGAAGTGGTATGAACAAGTACAGCATTCGGTTTAACAAAACGCGAGGACAACCGGGTCGAGGGACTATTGACCATGTATGGCGAGTGTTTGAAAATGGTAAGGAGTATCTGTTTAAGAACCTGAATATCACAGTGCCTGTACACAGTGAAAAGGACGAAAACGGGGTCGATTACAACATTTGCTGTCATGGCGTATTGACCATAGACCGAGACACTTCAACAGCGAACATTCACAATGTTTGACCTACTATCTGGCGGTTTACTTGGCTCCATCTTTGGTGGTCTATTCAGACTTGCCCCTGAGATCCTAAAATTCTTAGACAAAGCCAACGAACGCAAACATGAGCTGAATATGTTTCAGCTTCAGACAGATTTGGAGAAACTGCGTGGTGAGTTTAGGGTTGAAGAAAAATATGTTGACCATAGCATCACCCAATTAGACGCAATTAAAGAGGCTTTTCGTGAGCAATCAGAAACTTCAAAATCCGCAGGATGGTTCGTATCTGCAATCTCGGCACTTGTTCGTCCGGGGATTACATGGTGCTTGTTCGGTATGTATGCAGCCGTTAAAGCTTGCGCTATCTATATGGCGTTCTTATCGGATGCACCGTGGTACGAAGTTTTAAAAGCCAATTGGAACGAGGACGACTTTAGTTTGTTTATGATGGTGGTGAGTTTCTATTTCGTTGGTCGCCCCTTGGAAAAATATAGAACACAATGAAAAAGTGTAGTAAATGCGGGGCGGAAAAAACTTTGGATTTATTCCCAAAAACAATTCGCAGCAAAGACGGTTATTGCGTCCAATGTAAACAGTGTAAGAATGAATATCGTAGATTAAATCAACATAAATATCTTGTGAAGCAACAAATATGGTACAAAGAAAACCCAGAGAAGTTGTTGCAATATAAACAAACAAGAAAAGAAAACCCTGAATTTAAAAAAATAAAAGCCAACGCGGACAAAAAGTATAGAGAAAATCATGCAGAGCAATTGAAGCTAAAAAAACAACAATATTATTGTGAAAATAAAGAGCGGCACAGGGAAAACATGGCCGTTAATTATCAAAATAATAAAGAGCAAATAAAGCAGCGCGTAAACGAATGGAAAAAAGACAATGCGGCCCGTGTAAATGCAATAGTTATGAGACGGTACGCAAACAAACTTAAAGCAACTCCGTCATGGCTTACAGAAGACGATCACTGGATGTTAGAGCAGGCTTATGAGTTAGCCAAGCTTAGAACGCAAATGTTTGGTTTTAAGTGGCACGTAGACCATATAGTCCCGCTGCAAGGGAAGATTGTTTGTGGCCTACACGTGCCTAATAACTTACAAGTCATACCAGCATCAATAAATTGCTCAAAAAGCAACAGGTTTGAAGCGTGAATGAAGAGGCAAAGAAGTTAGCTAGAGACGTATTAATAAAGCCCTTTGAAGGGCTGGCTAAACTTCTGCCTGACGGTCGGGTAACCTCTTACCCCGATCCCGGAACCAAGGGGCATCCTTGGACAATCGGTTATGGATCAACCGGCCCGGACATTCAGCCGGGAACCATTTGGACGATGCAACAGTGTGTCGATGCCCTAGATCATCACATCACTTACTTTTATGTAGGTATTTGCAAACTTAGTCCGACATTTCCAAATGCCTTCCCGCGACGCATTGCCGCCGTGACAAGCTGGGCTTATAATTGCGGACTAGGAAACTACCGAGTTTCTACCTTCAAAAAACGTATTGATGCGGGGGACTGGGATGGTGCGGCTACAGAGTGCGTTAGATGGAATAAAGCCGCAGGTCGTGTCCTCCCCGGACTTACCCGCCGCCGTGCGGCTGAAGCTGCATTGATGAGGTGAACCGTGCCACTTAAAAAAATACTATTTAAGCCCGGAGTAAACAAAG